AATCCAGCAGATGATGCAGCAGCAACAGCAGCAGATGCAGCAGCAACAGCAGGAGCAAATGCAGATGCAGATGCATCAGGCTGAGTTCCAAGCTGACATGCAGTCTCGACAGGTGTCCGTGCTAGAAGGGCAGCTTGAGCTGGACATCCTCAAGGAGCAGAACAGAACGGTGTTTGACCGCCAGAAGCAGGAGCACACCGAGGAAAACGCTGATTCTAAGCTGTTGATGGAGGCAGAGAAGATGAAGCACGACATGGCTATACAAGCAGCCGAGCTAGAACTGGAGCGCCAGCAAGGGAGGAACGTGAACATTGGATGATCTCAGCAGATTTGACGCCGTAATTAAAAGGGCGCAAGAGAACAAGAAACCCAAGCCTGACATTAAGCAGGTATTCAAGGAGTTCGAGGCATACAGGGCGCAGGCGGCTGCCCCTGTGGCTGAGGAAAGTGAAAAAACCAAAAAACCCAGAAAAACAAAGCAACCCGACGAGGACTTTTTAAAATGAGCGAATTAGAAACGATGGAAATGCATGAGCTGCAAGGCAAGGCCGACGCGGCCAGCGCGATGTTGAACTCGCAGGTGTTCAACGAAGCGTTTGCGATGATGAATCAGGGGATAGTTGACCAAATTTTACAGACGCCAGCCGAGGCAGGCGTGGAACGCGAGAGGCTCTACGCGATGTTCAAGGCGGGCCAAATGTTCGTTCAGCAATTTGCTACATTAATCAACAACTTGGAGTTGCGTAAGCAACAAGAGGGTGAGTAGAATGTCAGAAGCGAACATTGATTCGACAGAGCAACCTTCTCAAGACTCTTCGGATCAAAGCACAATTGAAAGGTTGACCGCGCTTTTGGAATCCGAACTGGATAACCCAGAGGTTGAGGAGCAATCCGATCAAGAGGCTGACGAAGCCGAAATTGTAGACGCAGAGTTTGAGGAAGCGCCCGAAGAGGACACCGCCGAGGCTGAGGAGGTCGAAGATGACCCAACCGATGAAGCTGAGACGGAGGAATCAGAAGAGCTGACGTTTGAAGTGGATGGGGAGACCCTGACCGCCGAAGAGCTGAAACTGGGATTTCTTAGGCAGAGCGACTACACAAAAAAGACGCAGGCGGTAGCCGAGCAGAGGAAGGCACTAGAGGCCCAAACCGAAGAAGCTCAAGCAACCATGAGTGCGTTAATGTCTGCTGCTGGCGCAGACCTTTCACGTTTTCAAAATGTGAATTGGGAACAGGCAGCGATAGACAGCCCTGAACAATATAAGCAGGCCAAAGCGGCCTATGAGCAGGCACAGTCCACCTTCAACTATATCAAGGCGCAGGCGGATCAGTTCCAGACTCAGCAGCAGCAACAGACCGACGCAGCCGCGAAAGAGGCAGCGAAAGAAAGTCTGACTGTGCTGAAGACAAATATCCCCAACTGGTCGAATGACTTGTACTACAAAATTGGGGAGTACGCTCAAGGTCTAGGTGTCAGCGGTGACGAGTTCAATGAGGTCTCCGATCACCGTGTAATCACCGCGCTATGGAAGGCTATGCAGTTTGATCAGGCAAAACAGGTAGCGGCTAAAAAGAAAGTAAAGCCGTCTGCCACTAAAACTTTGTCAGGCAGCAAAGCTGACTCGACTAAGGCCGTTGAATCTGAGCGTGCCCGTAAGACACGGGAGAGACTCAGCAAGACAGGCTCCGTTGAAGACGCCGCAGCAGCCCTTTTGAACAGGATGAAATAAAATGCCTACAGTATCAGGTACTCTCTCAACTTTTGATCAGGTCGGTAAAAGGGACGATGTCGAGGACATCATTTATTCTATAGACCCAACCGAATGTCCCATGCTCACCAGCATTGGCACCTCAACGGCCTCTAACACTTTACATCAGTGGTTGCAGGACTCCCTCGCCGCCGTAGCGACAAATGCAAACGTCGAAGGAGCCGATGCAGGTACGGCCTCTACCGTCACACAGACCACAAAAACTGCCAACACGCAGATTTTTGACAAGGTCGTGCAGGTATCAGGCACCGCCGAGGCCGTTGGAACCTATGGCCGTACCAGCGATTTGGCGTATGCCATTGCTAAGGCTGGCAAGGAAATCAAGCGCGACATAGAACATTCGTTTGTTGGCGCAGGACAGGCAGGAACGGCTGGCAACAGCTCAACCGCACGTCAATTGACCTCCGCAGCTAACCAGATCAGCTCGGCCACCACTAACACCGCTGGTTCAAACAGGGCGCTAACGGAAGCACTCGTCCTCGACGTAGCACAAAAAGTGTACGAAAAAGGCGGCAATGCCACGCAGATGCAGGTAACACCCTCGCACTCTGTGACGGTTGCCGGCTTTGCTACGGCCTCCGGTCGTAACCGAGACTTCGGCACGGGCACTACGGTAGTGACATCTGTGGATATACTCGTTACCCCATTCAGTACCATATCGGTCGTCCCGAATAGGTTCCTCGACGCCAACACGGTGTTGATGCTGGATACCGAGTATTGGTCACGCGCAGTATTGCGACCTATGCAAACTGTTGTACTTGCCCGTACAGGCGACTCTGATAAGAGACAAATGCTCACCGAACTCACGCTCGTCTGCGAGCACGACGAGGCAAGCGGCAAGATCGACGCGCTGACAGCGTAAAGATTGCTCACAACCCCTGAGCACGTCTCCCCCTTCGGGGGGAGGCACCCTTTACTTTTGGAGGCGGATGAATGTCAGAGATAACACCCCACATTGTTCACGACGAGGTCGAGGACAAGCTGCATGTAGCGCATACGCAAGATATCGCTCCAATTATTGCCGACAACATTGCTCGATCTAACGCGGTTGATAAGCACGCCAAGTACGGCGAGACAGAGCGCGTGGCCTCTATACCGATGGTGGTCGTGTTGCAGTGGCTAAAAGAGGGGATCAACGTGATGAACCCCACATACGAGGATCAGAAGAAGATCAAGCAGCGCCTCAACTCCCCGGAGTACGCGTACCTAAGAACGCGGGGCGGTAAAATATGAGCCTGTCCACATACGACGGCCTGAAGGTCTCGGTAGCCGATTGGCTGAATCGGGAAGACCTTACCAGCGTCATACCAGATTTTATCGAGCTTGCGGAGAACCGCATTTTTCACGAGCTACGAGCACCAATTAATGAAAAGACCGCTGACCTAACTTTAGGATCTGACGGATACGCGACGATTCCAAGTGACTATCTTGAGGTCAAGGATCTGTTTTGGAACTACAACCCGCTGTCTCGCGTGTCGCTGACACAGATACACAGCTACGTTGCTCGCACTGGCGCAGCCCCAGAGGTATATGCGCGAGAGCAGTCCAAACTGCTTGTCTTTCCGAACCCAACGCAAGTCGCGGGGGACACTCTGCGAATAATTTACTACTTCACGCCACCGAATCTTTCAGCAAGCAACACCACCAACTCTATCTTCCAGACCGCCCCAGAGCTGTACCTGTACGGCACACTGGTCGAGGCCGCCAATTATTTAGGAAGCGACGGTGCGCGTTGGGAGAACGGTTACCAGAGCGCAATGGGTCGTGCGCTACAGCACGCCAAGAGCAGTGAGTACGCCGGGGCAACATCACAGGTTCAATCGGGGTACTGATCTATGTCATCATTTTTTGAACACATTGGAACTGACGTACAAGACATTGCTGATGCCGACGCGCAAGCCGCGCAAGCAGCAGCCGAAGCTGCACAAGCAGCAGCCGAAACTGCGAAGGCCGGTGCAGAAAGCGCAGAATCTAACGCCGCGACTTCCGCGACCAACGCTGCAACTTCTGCGACCGCCGCAGCGGCCTCCGCGACTTCGATCCAGAATCTAAACACCTCAACCGGCGCGGCTGGCACAAACGTATCGTTCGACGGTTCAACCAACACGATCACTGTGCCGCGTGGCGACACTGGCGCAACCGGCGCACAAGGGGCAACGGGTGCCCAAGGCCCAGCGGGCAACGATGGAGCCGATGGGTCAGACGGCGCTACGGGTGCTACGGGCGCTACTGGCCCCCAAGGAGCAACGGGCGCACAAGGCCCAGCAGGCAACGACGGATCAAACGGTGCAACAGGAGCAACCGGCCCTCAAGGTGCAACTGGCCCACAGGGTGCAACCGGCGCTACAGGTGCCACTGGCCCTCAAGGCGCAACCGGCCCTCAAGGCGCTACTGGCGCGGCTGGTGCAGACGGCTCAGACGGAGCTGCTGGCACGACATTTGACACAAACGTCTTAACGGTTGACGGCACAAACAACCGCATCGGCGTCAACGACACCACCCCTTCTGTGTCCTTGGACGCCGGTGCAAACACCGACGCACTGCATGTCCCTGTTGGCACCACCGCCCAGCGCCCCACTGGCGCGGCGGGTAGATTCCGCTACAACACCAGTTTGGCGCAGTTTGAAGGTTATACAGACGCATGGGGCGCGATCGGTGGAGGCGGCGGCACAAACACCTTCACGGCTGACAGCTTCACCGGCAACGGATCGACTACGGCCTACGCGCTCAGTCAAACCATATCCAGCGAAAACAATTTGCTGGTGTTTATCGAGGGTATATTCCAACAGCAGGACGCCTTTAGCATCGCCACGTCTGGCGGCACTACAACGCTGACGTTCAGCGCCGCCCCCGCTAACGGTAACGCTATACTTATTTACTCGATTGCCGCAGCGGTATCTGGCAGCAATCTCAACATCGACTCTATGACCGGCGACGGCAGCGACACCACACTGGCGCTGTCCATCGCGCCGATAAATGAGAATAATTGTTTTGTCACGATTGACGGCGTTTATCAGTCCAAATCCAACTACTCCGTATCCGGCTCGACGCTGACTTTCTCCA